CTGAAATGATTGTTTGTAAGTTATAATCTTGCTGACCTGTTACTCTATCAACTGATGCTGAATATATTGGCGTCGTGCCACCAAAACCTGCTTCGGTTGCGAGACCTTCTGAGATTCTACGAACATAACCATAATCAAATCTTGGATAACGCAAAGCAATGTTAGATCCTGATAAAGAACTGCCTGATACTATTTGTCCATCTGAATCGAAAGAGCCTGTGCTAGCACCAAGGTAGGAAGAAAGTGAGTTCTTTGTTTGGAATAGATTAACCAAATAAGAGTATTCTAAAACTGCTTCTTCATAAGCAGCGTATACATTTCCTTCTGCCAACTCAATATCTAAAACATCGCCACCCAACTTCTTGTAAGTATAAGCAACTTGGTCAGCTGCACCAGATAAAAACGCTGTTGAGCCTGCGTAGATGCCGAAAGGTAATGTTGTTGCGACACTGCCTGCTGCTCCCGTAACCGGAAGTATATTTGCATTTGAAGTTGATGCTGGGTTTAAATTTGGAATTGCCATAGAAGAATCCTCGTTTTGCTCTATTAATAAATAGAAAGCCCCACCTCAAAAGAGGCAGGGCTTTCATTATTTTGACCTTAAGTCAGGTAGTGTTAGCCTACGAGACCTCGGCAGACAACCAAGCCGTACATGTCTGGACGGACCATCTTCTTGGCGTAACGGGTCATGACACCCTTACGAGGTACGAAGTCCTCTACACCGAAGATTGTTGGTGTGGTCTGTAGTGGTACGTAAGGTGCGTACACATAACCGCTCTCAAGGAAGCTGGAGCCACGTCGACCAACGAGGATCAACTGACGTGGGAAGTATGGGTCAACCATAACATCAAACTTCTTGGAGAGGGAACCAACGCGAACAGCACCGATATCACCACGGTCAGCATCGGCTGTAACGTTTGCACGGAAGCCAGCTGTGAACTCAAGGATGTTGGCAACTTCTGGTCCGCAGACGACGAAGTTGGCAGCACCGCGAAGAGTCTTACGGTGGATCTGAGCGGAGACGTCGTTGATTGTCTCAACGAGTGTCTCGTACCACTCGGATACGTTACCAGTGAAGTCAGCTACACCAGAAGCCAAAACAGCACCTGTCTCTCGGTTTAGGAACTCACCTGGGTTACGGGACCAGTAACGAACACCAGCTGTAGCACCACGTACAAGATCCTCAAGGATCTCGCGATCGATCTCAAGAGCAATCTGCTCAGAGAGGATCTGTGTAAGCTCAACCTCGGCGTCAAGGTTGTGGTAAGCGTTGAGGTCTTGACCCAACTCTGGTGTCCACTTAGCCTTGAGCTTCTTGGTTACAGCTGTGACTGCTACGGAATCGACCTTGATGTCGATCTCTGGGATATCCTCAGAGCCCTCTAGACCCCAGTCAGCCTGACCAAGGACGGAACCGAGAGCACCACCGGGATCGAAGTTGTCTTCCATAGCGAATGTGATAGCAGTACCACCGCCAGAACCACTTGCGAGTGAAGCGGAAAGGGCGCCGGCTGATGCAGCTGCATCGTAAGAAACGAGTGTTAGCAAGATTGTATCACCATCATCAGCAACGATGTCATCAAAACGAGTTAGACGACGAACCAAGTTTTCATTAGCAGAACCTGTGTAAGTAATAGTAATGAAGTTGTTAGGGTTCAATTCAGAACCAGCGGCTGTATCAACAGCAGCCTTGCTGATTGTACCAACAGCGAATGAAGAGCCAGATGGAAGATCTGGATCGAACTCCAGCAAACGGTCAACGTTGTAGCCAGCGGTTGGGAATGAACCGTTGCCAACAACAGAACCTGTACCAACTATACCGAAAGCAACAATTGTAGGCTTTAGGCTTACGGAACCTGTTGGAGAGGAGTAGCCGTTGTTGAGTGCGTAAGGACCACGCTCGGCGTTGTCCTGCGCGAGGTCAACACCACCTGTGATCTCGGAACCAACTCGTCCACCACCGTAGAGTGATGTGTTTGTCTGGTAACCAAGACGTGGGTTATCAGCTGTCTGATCATCACCAATCTCCTGAGAGAAGGTGAAGTCAAGGAAGAAAATGAGACCTGATGGAAGGCTCATTGGCTGAACGCTTACGAGATCGTTAGCGATCAAGGAACCGAATACACGGCGTACAAGTGGGAATGCAACAGCGGCAAAGCCCTCTACGTCACCAGCAGCCATGCTGGAAGACTCACGGAGAAGCTCCTTTGCCTGATTCTCAAGCAAACGGGCCATACCGTTTCTCTGTGTATCATCAGAGATGCCCTCAAGAAGACCGGTCTGCTCCCACTTGTTGATAAGTGCGGCACCCTCGGCTGAGAGATCACGATTGACGATACCCTCTGTCAATCTTTGTACAATAGACATTTTTATATACCTCCTGAATGTTATTGTTTATTTATTCAAACCTGCTAAACGCAGCATACGACCCATTGCTGGATCCTTAGTTGCCTCGTTGTTTCTCTTAGAATTGATCAAAAGCGACGTAGGTCTTTGAACCGCTTCACGTAGTGTTTGTGGACGTTTTCTCTGATCAGGAGTGTTCCCCACTGCGTTTTGAATTGTTTCAAAAATCATACTTGCTTCTTCAACAGAATTGGCAGATTGAACAGCTTCGACAATTTGTGCTTTTTGTCGCTCATTCAAGGAGGCGCTATTCAAAGCCTTGTTTTGATAAACAAGCTTGGCGTTATCAAGATTCAACTTTGTAAGTTGATCCTTGGCTTCAACAATGAGAGCACGAAGCTCTCTGTTAGATTCTGTAAGTTCGGAGATCTTTGCTTCATGAAGTTCTACTGGCACAACATCTGGTGCGGTATCTTCTTCAATCTCCTCTTCCTCTTCTTCCTCAAGGTGTGCTTTCTTAGCAGCTGCAATAGCATCATTATTTGCTTGCATCACGCTATTGTAAGCACCACCGAGTGAAGAGAAACCTGCTGGTGATGTATCCATATCAACAACAAGCTCTTCTACTAGTTCTTTAATAAAGTCTTCGGACAAGTTGAGATCATCGTCTTCTTCTGGGGGCTCGACTGGCTCTGCACCTAGTTCAGCAGTATCTTCCTCGGCAGAAGCTTCAAGCTCTGGGGCCATCTCGCCACCAACCATATCGTCAGCCATCTTTAGAGCATCGTTAAGGTCTTCTTCCTCAACAACTTCATCTTCCTTTTCTAAACGAGCCTTGAGAGCATCAAAATCGATCTCAACGATCTCATCATCTTCTGGAGCGTCTAACTCTTCGTTCTGAAATGCGTAAGGAACTTCGTTTGTAAACTCGGATAGTGTATCGTCTTCGGCTGCGGGCTCTTCTTGTTCTAGCAAAGTATCTAAGGCTTTCTTAACTTCACCAGAATACTTTTCCAATACAACGTTTTCAGCATTCTTCAATGCTGCTTCCTTAAGGGCTTTGGCGTCCACGATCGCCTCTTCTAATAGTGAAGACATAAAAATTAACTCCAAACACGATAGCTCGTCAAAAATAAATAGTGTTTTATTTTTCTAAATGACGAAAACTGTTTTATTTAAGAAGCGTAAAGTTAAGGTACTCGTTTGTACAGTATGAAAAGTTTAATTATGGAGTAGCCGTGTACTCAAAGCCATTGAGAATAACTTTATAAAGCCTGTGAGTCTCCTCAGTTGCGGAGCCAGCATAAAATGATATTGCGATTCGGACGGCACCGCCGGCGGCGTCCCAGAGCTCGTCGGTGTCGGTCCAACTTGGCGTTGCGGCTGTGCCGCCTTCACGGAACGAAACTGTCTGGCTCACACGCTTAATACCAATCCATCTTGCTGTGGTTCTGGCTAAATTTGAAGTTCCGTTGTGTATAAGTGCGCGGGAGGCGAAGGCGCCCATTCCATAGTATTTGGCGTTCGCCGTGGACCATCTTCCGTACCTATGACCTAGCCAGTGCGCTTCATTAACCGCGTTGCCGCCGCCTGCCATTATAGCGATCTCTGTATATAAATTCGCAACACTTCCTGGGTTATCGGTGTATATGGCAAAATCAAAATCCCCCATAAGAAGATTGGGGTATTGAATTTTCCCATTAGTTAAAAATCCGTTCCCGTTGGTCGGCGCGAAGGTTCCACCGGTCCCCTGATCAAATTTAATATTGCATGTGGAGCCATCATCTGTTATGGCGTTAAAAACCCCATTTGGATCTTTAACTTCCCACCCACTTAACATCCCAGCATCTAATGTAGCACCATCTGCAATGCTAGATGGAGTTCCAGCTGAGGGGGACAAGGTCTGTGCAACAGTTGTGACATTGCTCCCGCCTGCCTGTAACTTCCATACACCATTTTCTAATACTAATGCCATTTTATAATCTCTTATGTTGCCGAAACAATTGCCCAGCCGAGATCATTTCTACGGGCCCCCGGCTGTCTAGGACGGATCGAGCGTGTAGAAGCGCAGTCGCTTCAGAATCGGCGCGGTCGACCACTTCCCCGCCACCGCGATGCACAACGTCCGCGAGCTGGCCGCGAACGCCTCCGGCGTGAACCAATCGGGGTCCTGTGCGCCCGTGGCGTTCAGCGACGGCGAAGGGCTGGCGTGAGTCGCGAGCGACGGCGCCGAGGGGGGGGTGCCGGTCCCGCCGAAAGCCTGCACGGCGACAGGCTCGATCAGCATGCCGATCCACGACGGCTGCATAAGCTCGGCGGCGGAGCCGAAATCGCCGGCGCTAGCCTGTGACCGAAAGCCGCGAACCCCCGCGCCGGACGCGGTCCCCACGAGCTGCGCGGAGCAGAACCGAGTCGCGGACGACCCCGAGCCGCCCGAGCCCGTACCCGTGTCGGCCGCGAGATCCAGTTGCCGTGTGATCGTAGTCCCGGGATCCAGCGCGGCGGCGAACTCAAGCGTGACCCACATGGGCTTGGTGAGGTACCACGCCCCGGCCGAGAACACCTCCGCGAGATCGACGTGAAGCCGACCCGTGTCGCGGTTGTCCGCCTCGTGCGTGGTACCGGTCTTGCTGTCCATCACCACGCCGGTCGTGCCGTTCGGCCCGATTGTGTCCATGCGCGCGGTGTTGATGACGGCGACGTCGATGCCGTCGACGGTCTGCTTCCCGTCAGACCACGATGCAGAGGCGAGCGCCGCAAAGTTGAGGTCTGCGAGGAGCAGCGAGCGTGCGGTGTCTGCCTGTAATTGCCATACACCATTTTCTAATACTAATCCCATTCTATAATCCTTTTATGTTGCCGAAACAATTGCCCAGCCGAGACCGTTTGTTGAAGACGAAATAGCCACCACAGTCATAGCTCCATAGTTTGTCGCTATCTTAGCAGCGGTACCGCCATCAATATTTTGTGAGCCAGATGGCTCAATAACAATATCGTTTGTACCAGCGTTTCCTCCGGAGTCTTTAATAATAAATGTAATACCATAATCATCTGAAGAATTTACGCCAGGAAGTGTGCCGGTAACAACTGAACTGTTGGTGTCAACAAGAAAAACTTGTGCATCGCGAATATTAAAGTTGCTTGTCTGTTCTCCAGAGACACCTTGATAGAAATTGGTCTTGTTTATCCTAAATTCATTTTCAAATACATCAAGACGATTAACTCCATCAAATACATAGCTTATTCCTTCGCCAATATTGATAGACCCATTGGTAGAAGATGTTACCATCACTCCAACAGATGCTGTAATTGTTGGAACTGCCAACACATCAGAAGTAAATGTGAATGGAGAGTAACTTGTGATTTGACCGTTAGTGGTTGATACCAATACTCTGTCTGCCGGCACACTAGACACAAAAGCGTCTTCTACGTACAAGCCTGATCCCGAGATGTTCCCTGAGCCCGAGATATCGCCCCCTACCGTAAGAGTATGGTCTGGGTTTGTGTTGTTGATACCAACTCTATTGGCCGAGGCTGAAACAAAGATTGTGCTGTCTTGGATTGCTTGGTCTGTTTCGTTCCCGACAAATATATATCCTTTATCCAAGTTTGGTGTTGCGTTTGTTCTGCCGGCGCCACCGACTTTGATTTGCGCATCGCCACCGCCGCCGTTGCGCATAACCTTACCCATGTTCTGTAGGAGATTACCCGAGCCAGTGGGGGCGACATTTGTTAGTTTACCCGCATTGCCGCCGGAACCGGTCTGAACATACAAAATATCACCAACCGCGAATGTTTGGTCATATAGGCTTGTTAAGTCCAGATTTTTGATAGACCCAAAAGTTACAATCTGAATATCATTGTTGTTCGCGGCAGTTTCTCCTGCTAGACCAAAAGCAGGCATCTTGCTAGCATCGTCACAGGCAGCCAAACCAACTGTTGGGGTCTGACCCGAAATACCGTTAATGTAAACTACCTGACCTCTAGTGATGCCGCCAACTTCATCTACTTGTGCCGGGAATCGAATGGCGCCTTGGAGGTCGCCGTAGAACTCATAATCTTCCTGAACGCGAACGTTACCAGTAACTAAAAGATCGTTCGAGCCCGTATTCCAAGTTAGATCAGCTGATCCACTTAGATCCCCAGATACAGGAGAGTCAAATCTAAACTGCAGAGAGAACTCTGGACCGTCAGCAACTTGAACTGCTGATGCTGTGACGCCAGTTAGGTTAGAGCCGTCGCCATAAAAGGCAGATGCTGATATGTTTGCGGATGCTGATAAGTTTCCTGCACCGTCTGTAGTTAATAACGCAGATCCGCTAAAAGATCCGCTGCTGTTAAACTGTATATCTCCATTTGCGCCTCCGGGGGTGCCACCGCTTCCCGGTCCAAATACCCATGACATATTTAAATCTCTCCTGCTTTCATAAATAGTTGGTCAAAGTCAAAAACTCAAAGCAAGTCTGTCTGGGCTTAGATGATTTATCTATCAACACTATCAATAACTCTAAAAGTTCCTTCTCGTGCTCTTACACATTCGGCGCTTATCTGAAACTTGTGTTCTACTTGACCAAAGTAATATCTTGTGTCGTTATACGTTTTTACAATCTCGTAAAACAAATCACCATACTGAACAAAATCACCAGCACGAACAAAAAGATCTTGATCTTCTGTTAGGCGGCGGCGATGAAAATTAACTGTTAGTTTAGATTGGTATTCGTATCCATACTTTTGGTTTGTTTGCTCATTCTCTACAACAACGTAAGCAAACACACGAACAGGCGGAAGCGTAACTTTGTCTATTGCTTCTCCATATGTTTCATTAAAATTAGAGTGCTCAATGCTTATAGGATAATAAGCAACTGTTTGTCCAACAACTCTTTCAGCTAACTCATCATTAACTTGTTTTACAAGGTCACGCTCTTTTTGGCCAAAGAACATTGGCGGGGGTGGCGCATCAGGTTGCGTCCATTTGTTCTTTGGATCAGACATGGGTTATTACCCCACAAGAGCTGCTAGAGAGCCAGACCAGTTAGAGCCAGAAGGAGAGACGGCAATATTGTCAATTTTTTCATTTTGAATATGCGTCAATCCAGCCATGACTGAAACAGCACCAGAGGCTCCTGATAAATGCAGTTGTGTAGCCTTAATGTCAAATTTTGGGGTTACCACGGCACCTTGAATTGTAAACTTGTTTGCATTTAGAACGCCGTTTAACGAGAAGCCCACATGGCATACAGCATTATCGGCAACACTAATAGAAATCCAACTTGTTACAGAAGGAAACGTAAGGGAAACATTACCACTTGACAAGTCGAGCGCCCCTGTGACATATGGAACTCCTGATACTTGAAATGAGGCTGCGTTCCCGAGCCCTGGTGTGTAATTATACGTTGACATTTATGATTCTCCGTTATTAAATAGTAAAGTAAAACAAGATTACCTAAACAAATTATCTTGTTCTTTTCGCATTTGTTTCTGCTGTTCGCGAATTGCTTTCTGTTTTTTCAATCTTTTTGTGATAGACGGCTTGATATAGTAATCAGTTTTTTCTCTATACTCTTGGACAATCTTTTGCTTTTTGCATTTGCGGTTAAAACGACGAATTAGTTTCTCATCTGACTCGCCGCGTCTCTTGACTACCTTAAGGTTAACAGCCATTTTGTTACTCTCTTTCTTTCATTTCGTTCATATGAGCGTTCCAGTTTCTGCCTACTGCTCCGAAGAGACTAGAGATATCTACGCCTGGATCACTTGGGCTTTGTCCGGACATTGGAGAAGCCTGTGCAGATGGAGACGCTTGTGCTGGTGCTGGAGTTGTTCCTTCAAACAAATCAACACCGTTGTAAGCTGAACCGCCAATAGCAGCCATAAGCTTTTTCTTATGCTCTTTTAGTTTACCGGACTGTTCTTTGTTGAAAGCATTTGCTTTCATTCTTTCCATAACAGGATCTACTTTTGGTTGTGGCGCCTTTGTCTCAACAATAGTTTGCGAAGACATGCCCTTGACAACCTCGGCAATAATGCCGGAAATCAAACCATCTTCAAGAAGTGACTCTTTAATACACTCTTGAACAATAGGTTTGATTAGTTTTTTGAATTCTGACTTTTTCATAGAACCTTCTTGCTGATACCGGCAATTTTTTGCCAACGTTCGAGAAGCGGTTCATTTTGTACCTCTTGTTTAACCAACGGACCTTGTTTACTAAGTTCTTTGTAAACCATATTGACGATTGCATTTTTGAGTTTTCTAAGCTGTTTGTTGTCAAGACCTGCTAAGAACTCTGGGCGACCCTGATCATTCCCAATAGAGAAAAGTCTGTGTAGATAGCGTGAGAGTGACATGGACCGACGTGAGCGGCCACCCTTCTTGATTGCAATTCTTGGATCTTTGTTCTTGTATCTTCTTCTTTTCGGTCTAGAGCCAGCTAGTTTAGCGCGACCGGTACCCTTCTGTACTATTGTTTCTCCTTCTCCAAGTCTCATAAAGTCTCTATCATCAATATCAAAGTAATCTGCGCCGCGCTCGCGAGCACTTTGCATCCAACTTTCAATTCTGCCTACCAAGTCTTCGACATCGGATTCATCCATATCCATTCCGTTGTCTTTAGTAAATTTGATAATAGCATTCTCAACATCCATGAGTGGGAATTCGTATGGCTTTTCAGGCTTCTCATATTTTACGGGTTCGGTGGGAGGCGAATCTGTAGGAGGTGGACCTGCCGCCCGAGATCGATCCCCTGCGCGTGGATCTGTAGGAGATGGATCTGTAGGAGGTGTCTCTGCGGGTGGTTCAACAACCTCAGTGTTTTCAAATGGCTGTAATTCCTTTGATAAATCTTTTAATAGTTGAGCACGGGAAGACTTTTGCCCTTTCATTCTGATTAGCTTGACTGCTGCGCCAGCAGTGGCAAGCCCGATACCAAGTGTGGTTGCGAGAGTGCTTGCGGCTGCAAGCTGCCCTGCTGCAACTGCCGCACCACCACCAGCACCGAGAGTGCCAAGATTTTTGGTTACTGATTGGACTATCTGCGATGTAGCTTTTGCGCCCTTGTCCAAGTAAAAATCTTTATTTGATGCAGGGAACATTTCTCCAAGAGTTTTAGCACCACTTTTTACTGCTTGGGCGTAAGCACCCTGATCAGCACCAAGCTGGAAAAATTGTGTAGGATTGTTTGGATCTATCCCCAAAGATTTAACAGCCTTGAAAAACACATTCGGGTCTGTGTTTGGACCAAAAGCGCCCGGATCGCCCGCTGTAAGCCTGCCAACCATTTGTACGAAGCCTTCGCCATCAGCAGGTCCAAATGTCTTTGTTATTTTTTTCATACCTGTGGTTATTTGTTCTGCATTTTTAAGTCCTCTAAGCTGTTTCAAGGCTGACAGAGCCTGCGGGGAAGCTGCAAATAAACCTGCCAATACAGCCGCTGCGCCGGTTAATCCAAGGATAGCGGGGAGTTTATTGCTCGCAAGACCATCAAGTGTCGCTGAGTCTACAGCATCACCCTTTACTCCGCGTTTAGTGAAAGTTTTTTGATTTGCAGCCTGCTCAAGCTCATCATCTACGGGGGCACCACCTTTACCAACTTCTTCTTCTATCTCCTTGCCTTCAGTGAAATGCTTGTAGACATCAGCCAATTGATAATCAAGCAAGTATTTGACGTATTCTCTTAAAGCCTCAACAACGCCATTGGCTGCATCGGCAGTCATTTCGCCTTTTTTTACTGCTTCGTCAATCGCATCGTATGAAGCAGCAATTTCATAAAGTGCATTCAAAAACTCTGGCTTGTCCTTCATGTTAGGAAATTCTTTGTATTTTTCTTCAATATTTTTTCTTAAATCTTTGATAACAGAACTGCCTGCTTTTTCAATTGCAGCCTCTAGCTTATCAACGGCTTTAATATGGCGCATTTTTCTGTCACCAAATATCTTACCGCCCTTTTCCAAAGAGCCAAGCTTGCCAACATAGTATTTAATACTGTCCCAGATGCCTTCTTCTAGAGTGGAAACATCAAAATCTTCACCGCGCTCTAGCTTTGCATATTCTTCAGCAATCATAGAGAGATAATCTTTTCTCTCAGAAGCAAGTTTCTTGTGCTCAACCACGATCTTTCTATTGAGCTTCATAACTAATAATTCTTCTTTAATGATTTCTTTTAATCTTCCTTCTGAAATTTTCATTTTTTAATCTCCAATAATTTCATTCATAAGATTTATAATCTTATTATTTTTTTCAATTTGCTCATTTACGAGTTTCCCCTCGGACAGAGCCATAAAAGCATTTGGTGTTGATGGCTCTGATACAATGTCAAAACAAATCAACTGAAAGTCATCTTCTACGATGGTCTTACCCATTCTCTCGCTTACAGATCCCATACCACGAGATGAGATACCAATCTTGACACCCGAATCCACAAGGGCACGTAGAATCTGACCGGATGGAGTGTCGAGAACTTTACACTTACCCATTACGGCTGGCCCGTCCATCCAAACCTCCGTAATCATATGGGACACGTTGGCTAAATTAATAATAGAAGAATCCGGATGATCCAACTCGCCAAGAGCACGGCGGTCCTCAACTACCTTTGCGTATCGCTTAACTTCTCTTTCCAATATACGGCGAGGATATACACGTCCGTTTCCGTTCTGAACCTCTGCTTCTTGTAGCTTGCCTGTTAGCATCATTCCGCCGTCGCGAACAAACTGCTTTTCAGATTCGGTTAGAAGGTCTTGGCAGACACCACCTTCGCATAGTTCATAAAATTCTCGTAGTAGTTTAGCCATTGTTATTCTCTCAAAAAAGATTTAACGTGGGGGCTTTCACCCCCACGTAAATTCAGCTACCGGAGCAGCAGCGGCGTACAGGCTGGATTTGCCACTTTTTCATGATTCACCTCCTTTATGGACCAATTTGATCCCGAAATCATTTACCACCATACTCAGCAAGTATGATGTTCCAGCGCTAATACACCCGCAAATAAAAGCATTTACAAGTGTACGATCAAAATTAAATAGTTCTGTATATGGACTTATGCCCCAGAGAAATACTCCAACCCAAAATCCCATACACAAACAGCAGTGAAATAAACGACCAAAGCCACCCCAAGCAGAGCAGGCTGGTCGTATTTTATTGAAGATATGTCCGTGAACAATAATGAAGGTCATGCCGTAAGCGGCAAGAATAAAATGTAATAGTTCCAATCTAATACCTGTTCCTTAGTGGGTAATAGTAGTAGCCCGGGCGCATAGAGCCCTTCTCGGCATACTGTGGCACTTCGCCGTATTCGGTGGAGTCGCGATCGGATGGGCGTGTGTACATATCCTCCAACTCCTTCTCGTATTCGTCGGCAATTCTTTCGTGTTCTGCTTCATACTCAATAAACTCTGCGATTACAAACGTTGCAGCCTGTAGGGCGTTGATGTCGTCATTCTCAAACAACTTGCCTTCTAGGGAACGGAAGACATTTCCACCCTGGATAGAAGATCTATCAACAATGCCCTTATCAGCCAGAAGCTCTAGTAGTCGATCTTGATAATCATACACGTCCTCAGAGATAGTGGTCTTAGGCATTGTAGTGACTTTCATTTGCTTTGGCATCACGGCGATATCAATCTTGTTATGGTCCATAATAAGAAGCGAACCGTCAAGAGCCCTGCGGGCTTTGAGTTCTACTGTAGCCTGTGGTCCACCGACTTTGATCTTAATCATTTTGAGTTAGTTCCTGAACAAGTTCTTGTGTTTTGAGAACCTTGTTTAGATCGTCATCTGTAAACTCGCGCTTACGAAATTCCTCAAGATACTCGGACACTTCGTTTAGTTTTTGCGAAATGAGAGGTTCGACAGTATTTTGACTCGCGTCACTAATTAAGCTCTTAAGCCTTTCCAATTCTTCGTTCAAGTAAATACGAAGTTCGAACCCGTCATCTGCAAAACTTGTGATGTACCGATTAAGAAGATCTTTCTGCTCTTTAAGAAGGGTGGTGTACTTCTCGTTAAACTTCTTAATAAAAGAGTTGTAAGTTAGGTTGTCCAAAGACTTCATTTTGTTAGACTCGGTAAGAGGTTGTTCAGCGCTCATTGAATCTACGATCGCCTGCTCAAAAAGAACTTTACTTTTTACAGGTGTCTTTGTGTTGAAGATAGCATTTACGGAAGCAAGAGACTTAAAGTTTGGAACAAAGTTAGACCATACATCCTGTCCTAGCTGCTTGTTGATAGCAGCAATTATACGAGACTGTGCGTCAAAAACCTCGGAGGAATCCAACTTTGAATAAGCAAACTTTGTTTCTTGAAGCATTCTTTCGGCAAGATTGGGTTGAATATTTTTTGTCTCAAGCAAAGTCTTGTAAAGAGAAAGTTCTTTTGCTAATGTTGAGTCGCCACCAAATCCTTCTTTGATGATCGCAAGAACAGTTTCTTTTCTACTACTATCCTTATCAACGATTGCCTTTGTTAGTTCTCTTGTAAGCGTTTCATAAATAAAGGCTGTATTTCTTTTTTTATTATGCTTCATTTTTCTCTTCCTCTTTGCTCTCCATTTGTTCTACTAACATACGAACTTTATTGGTGTTCTCAAAAAGTGTGTGCTCATCTTTAGTATAAGTAGGCTTGAGATTCTCTTCTAGACCAACTAGTGCTCTCATATCAGGAACTCCTACTTTACCGGGATGCACGGTTCTAGAAGTTGTTCCCATCTCTGGTCCGCGAACCATTCGCTTGATTTCGCGCTTCATCGGACCTTGCGAGTGTCTTGTTGAAGAGCCTTTTCTTTTATCGACAGCAACGGGCTTGTAAGCCGCTCCCTCGTGTTTTGTAGGATTGTCTTCCCGTCTACCTGGGGTTGCCAATAAAACGTCATCCCCGCCGCCTTCAGGCGCCTCTCCACCTTCATCGCCACCGAGATCCAGATCACCGCCAAGGTCGCCACCCAAGTCTCCACCAAGGTCGCCGCCTAAATCACCACCGAGGTCTCCTCCGAGACCACCGCCTTCGGCGCCGCCAAGCTCAGCGCCTTCGTCAACAATCGATTCAAGAGCCTGCTGATATTTACGATCATAGAAAGTTTCGCGCTGGTTGCGAAGGAACTCGGAATCGGACATTCCAAGAATGTTGGCTGCAACCCAACGCTTTGAGAATGTGCCTTCTGGAACTGATGTGGCGGTCTCGAACTTTGTCTTCATGTATTCAAGCTGCTGTAGCTCGGCAAGACGCGAGGGGTTGTTCAAAGTAATCTTAAATCCTAAAAGGTCTTGACCTCTAAAGCCTAGTGTGTAAAGATGCACTATCGCCATCTTCTCCAACTCGGAAACCAACGATCTTTGAAGTCTATGAATAGTTCTTGCGAAACGGATATCCTTCTGTGCTAGGGTAGTTTTATCTTCTGTACCGCCTTCAAGGTTGGTTAGATAAGACTGTGGAATCTTAATTGCTGCGAACAACTTATCACGAAGATACTTAACATCCTCAATGTCGTCCAAAGACTTGGCGCCAGGGAGCGATGTAATCTCCGACCCAACGCCACCACGCATCGGAATAAAGTAATCTTCTTCAAGTGATAGCGGGTTGTAGCGAAGATCCACACGACCAGTTGAAGCATTTACAAGAGAGTTACGCTTCATTTCCGACTTGACTTTTTCCATATACTGTGGAATGTCTTGTGGTGGAATGTTGCCTACGTCAATCTTGAATACTCGGCGTTCTGGCGCACGAACAACGCGATAAGCAATCATCGCATCTTCTAGAAGTGTAAGTTGTCGCCAAATACGTCGGGCAGGATCCAAAACAGATGTGCCGTATGGCGAGTAACGATCGTTGCCCAAAATGCGGAAGTGCGCAACCTGCCAGTTCTCAAAGGTCATACCGGCACCATTCCACTGATACTGAACGTAGTTAGGGTTTGTTTGGTCCTGACCTTCAAGACGCTCTACTTCGTTGTTCGGCATACCAATAAGGGATGTGATGCCTAACTTCTCGTCAATGTCCATATAAAGGAAAAAGTCACCGTACTTACACATAGAGCGTGCCCAACCAAAGCAGTTGAACTCAATGTTTAGAACATCGTAGAATAGAGACTCAAGGATAGTTTTGATTTCGTGGTTAAGACAATCAATGTTTAGAAGACGATCATACTCGTTTGATGTCGTCATCTCGTCAGCGTAGATATCAAGAGCAGTAGCAATCTCAGGCATGTATTCCATTTGCTCAAAGTCAATGTAACGCTCTGCTCTGTTTTGGTTACGGAATGCTGCTGATGTAAAAAGGTTGTAGTTCTGAGACATGTTAGAATCGTGTCTCTTAAACTCCTGACCAGACATAGAACGGAAACGATAACGATATTTATCTAGATCTGCTCTTCTTTCTTGTCTACCAACTTGTGTGCGGTAGTTAACGACCGGGCCAGATAGAAGTCTGGTTAGTCTTTTGAATAACGGCGATGCCGGATTTCTTGGGTTGTTCTCTTTCTTAGCCATTTTCTATCCTAGCCTTTTAGTAATCCTATATATTGGTATTGAAGCTTTTTCGCCTTTTCAATACGCTCGGTTTCTTTCGTCATCTTATGTCCCTGCATACCAGGGATTGTTGTAGAAATAGATGTTTTTGCCGTGCTGATAGCAGACAAGAAAGATTTGCTGTACTCTACGTTCTTTTGACTTTCTATAATCACGGTATCTCTCACCCAGCATCCAATAGCGAACGACATTGTTAGATCGTCGTTGTAGCTTCTCATCGCCTGCGGTCTTCCGTGATGCCAAATAAATGTTTTCATTTCGGAAAGCAAACGATTTGAGTTAATCGTAATTAGTTTATTTCTCATAAACTCTTCCATTTTCGCAACGATCAAAGGTCTTGTTTTGGAAGAAGTTGTAAAACCGGGTATTACGTTTGATTGCCATTGTGCGGTTAGGGGATCAACATATTGGTGATCTCCCTTTGTTGTGTAGTAGAGATTAGGATACCCTTTATCAATCAACTTTTTAAGAACAGCAAAGCCAATATTATTGTTTTCTATCACCAACATAGGGTTGCCGTATTCAGCTGCTACATTAGAAAGAATGTCTGCAAAGTCGTCTGGTGTTGGCTTACCCACATATTCAGCGACTTGTTCAAGGCTTGCAAGTTCTATAATATGAAAAGCGCTGTTATCTTTGCCGTCGCCACGAGCAACGTCGGCAACAATCAAATAATGGCTCTCTGGATTATATTGTTTCCAAATCCAATAATTTCTATCAAAACCAGTGCGATACTCTGGTGCGCAAGCTTTTTCCAAATACCATTGTAGATCGTCTGGGTGGATAACAGTTTCACCAGAAACATTGAAGTTACACTCCAACTCCTGAGCGATCTGGCGCTTGGACATGTTTCTGGTTTCTTTTTCAAACCATTTCTTGTCTCGCTCAGGGTGAACGTCCCACATAAGGGTCGTCATATGAAAATCATTTATACCTGCTTCTGCTTCAACACAGTTTTGGTGGAACCAGTTACCTACACCGTTAGGAGTGGATAGTGCAATGCAGCGACCACCTGTGGATAGTGTAGGGTAAAGCGCGGTCCATAGATCTTCTAGTTTCTCAACGTGAGCAGCCTCATCAATGATTAGAAGCGAAAGTGCCTCGGAACGACCAGCATCGCCGGATGTTGATGAACCTTTGATCTGCGAACCATTGGAAAGCTCAAAAGATGTTCTGTTATCTACTGTAATATCAGAAATCTGCATCCATTGCGGCAGGTTCTTGATGATAGACTTAACTTTTTTGACTAAGTTAGTAGCCGTTTGAAGCTTGGTAGCAACGACAAGAATGTTCTTGTCTTTGTGAAACAACATCAGCCACGCCACATACGCAGCACTAATAGTAGAAATGCCCAGCTGTCGGGCTTTAAGAATAATATTAAAACGATAATCGCGGAAGTCTTTTAAAAGATCCTGTTGATAATCGAATGCTTTGAAAGGAATTAGACCTTTCTGCGGGTGTGAGATGCGACAGTAGTTTGTTGTAAAGTAAACCGGATCTTTGCCGGCTTTAACAATCTCTTTTAGAATCTCTTTCTTTGTAAGCGCAGCCATATTAGACCTTCACATTTGAAGGCTTCTTAGCTTTGTCTCTCCCTAGTGCAAGAAAATCTCTGATTGCTTTATCAACGCGCTCTTCATCAGAGCCACCGTTAACCTCAACAACGTCAGTTAAACCGCCGATGCGATAATCACAATGAGCCTGTGTATCAGTGCGGTAGTTAGAAATGCGCTGAACGAGAATGTGTGGCTCACCTTCTTTTGTTAAGGTTAGTGTATCACCCGTGACGGCTTTGTATTCTTTCTTTAGGAAGTTAGCAATGTCTTGTAGACGCTGCTCAATCTCGCCTTCAAAGCCTTTGTCTTGGACTTCTTTAATTCTTGTCTCTGCTTGGTAAGTAATGCGGAGAATTGGACCGTGGAACTTAACACCAAAACCATCCATTACGCGGCGATCGTGAATGTAGTGTCCGTTCTCTCTTTTAAGACCTACTTCTCTTGCTCTGTCATCTGCCTGTAACGTAGCGTCGTGGGCTCCGTCATAAGCATTTGCAGCCGCTTGGCTGATTCCTTTTACAATGTCGTATACTGATGCCATTTTATTGTTCCTTGTTTGGTCTCCACCCGTTCTTCCATCTTTCTTCTCTTCCGCCATCAATGTATTGAATGTAACATTTAAAGCAAGCTTCAAACTTATTCATATACAAATCATCCCGAGGATGAAAAGAATATTTGGAACAAACAGGACAAGTCCTATTATTATCTCTATTAAGTAGTTTTTTGTTTATTAAAAATCCGTCTGCTTCTATTTTGTCTTGAGATTCAGCATTCTTCGCAAACTTCTGCTGTTCTAACTGGGATTGCTGGATATATTCTTTTTCTTTGTCCTCGTCCCAATAGCGTCTTGGATTGTGTGTGGCTTCTTCGCCATACTTTTGTGAAATAGCTTTTTCTAACTTAACGATGTAATCTTGTTTATCGCTCATTGCTTTACAATCTCCGTAGATAAAGCAAAGATACCTAATGAAGTAAGAGTACCAACACCAAACCCTAACGCAACCCATAGTGGGCCCTGACTTGGCTTTTGTTTTACAATCAAATCTGTTAAGCGATCATTCTCTGCTGCCTTCAATATCATCATTGACTCGTATCTATCTTTCCAAGATGTAATCTCAATATCTTTAAAGTCAAGTTGTAGCTCATAGTTTTCTTTTAGAAGGCTTAGCTGATACTCTAAACGCAGATCGCACTCTTCGTCTGTAAATCTTTTATCGTTTAGAACCTTTGCCGCAGCGTCCAAAGATAGTAAGACACCATCAAAAGGAACAGGGTCGCCTTTCTTCACTGAAAGAACTGTGTTGTCTTGGGCATATGCTACGTTTGGTGCTAATAAGCTAAGAACCAAACAAAAAAGTAATAATTTTTTAACCATTTTCTAATCCAAAAGCGTCGGCTATTTCCTTAGCCAACTTCTCTGGATCATTATAACTTTCATCTACAAGCTTTTTAAGTTCTGCTTCTTTTCTTCTATCCAAAAGCTTGCCTTCTTTTTCGTATTGCTCTTTAACTTGCTTTGTAATCTTTAGGTGCTGCTCAAGTCTAAGGTTCTTCTCGGACACTTCCGTATTGTGAATATGCGAGAGTGTTTCCATTTCTTGATCGTGCTGGTCTCTCTTAGCTTGAAGAAGATCCATAACTCGCGCTAGTAGCACTCCGTTTCTCATAAGAGCAGAAGCTAATGCTGCGCCTATAAACAATAGGACAATAATGATTGCCCACCAAAACTTTTTGGCCCATAGCCAAGCTTGTTTTGCAAGTAATTTAAGTTTCATCGGTCCCCAAATCCTTTAAGTTTGGTTACGGCATCAATAACAGTTTGACCACCAATGTAAACAGTAGTGATTATAACCCAATCCGCTGATTGTAAATCAGAAAATAAAAGCAAGCCAGTTGCTGTTGCCCAAGCTAAAAGCTTTCTTGAAACTACCTTCTCTAATCCTTTATCTATTGCGTGTCTCATGCGTCCCATTATGCACTCCTTCGTAAATAATTAGAATCAGTTACTTGAGTTGGAACGTATTAATTTATTTCTTCTTTTTCTTAAAAGCCAAGCCGCCTAAAAGCGCTTCCCAAAATGCTGCGTTCATTGGTTAATCCTCGCGTATCCCTTGTCCTTCTCAATGGTTATCTCCATATCAACGATATCTTTTAGAGAATCCAAGTGAGAAATAAGAATGACTGTCTTGAAATACGTTTTGACTAGATCAAGCATCCGAATAAAGCCTTCCATATTCTCTGCGTCCAAAGCTGTTCCTGGCTCGTCTAGAATAAAGATGTTACCCTTCGGCAACGACGACACAGATAGAAGCGCCAAACGTATACCCATTGATGCTAGAGTCTTCTCTGCACCTGAGCCCATCTCAATAGGACGTGCTTCGTAGTTAGGATGCTTGATAAGCACGTCCAACTTGTTACCAGACTCTTGGAAGAAAACTTCAAAGTCAACAATGTTTGAGATTGTCTTTGCAATCTCTTCGTTAATAACAGGCAGTCGTCTCTTAATAATATCGTAAGCAATACCGTTGGAATGCATGCAACGCATAAACAAATCATAAGCAGCGAATTCAGCACGAATATCAAGTAGCTCCTGCTTTTTATCTTTAAGTGTCTCTACCTTCTGCTCTAGTGAGCCGATTGTTCTGTTGTGAGTTGATAGACCTTCCTCAAAAGCTTCGATGTCTCTCTTATTAGCCTCAATCATCTCCGCAACCTCATTCCGCGAAGAAATAAGATTTTCGATATTCTGGATAGCTTCTTTGTTGTCCTCGTACAATGCAATCTTTTCATTTGTCTCGGACAAATCAGAGGTCATCGTTTTAATCTTTGCGAACTGCTTCTCAATTGAAACCTTGTTGTCTCGCTTCTTAATCTCAATAGCATTCTTCGCAATGATTGTTTCATTGTATCTATCAATCAACTCAACCATCTCGGCAGAGTTAACTGACACTATCTTCTCTTTGTAGCCCTTAGCTTCCTCAATCTTCTTAACGATCTTCTTCTCAAGCAGAGGCAACTCCAATGAAGCGCTGTGAGCATCTGAAATAAACTTACAAGACGAAACATAAGCACTGCCGCAAGGAACCTCATCAAGAAGTGTGAGTTTCTTAGACATAGTCTTATAATCGTTGTCCATAATGCGCGCACGGTTTACGGTGCTGTCGTAACGTTGCTTGAAGTCGTCGTACTGCTTCTTCTCTTCTAGCAACTCCTCAATGTTGATCGTTGTTAGGAAATCATCATAAGTCTTAAGCTTGTCGTCAAACTCTGAGATCTCATTCTTAAGCTCGGAAATATTTTCCTTTGTGTCCTCGATATTGTTGGTTAGCTGCGTTCTTCTCTCAACCAGCTCCTTGATGTTTAGACGCTCAGTCGGGATTGAATCAATCTGTTCAGTCAAATCTCTATATGTTTGTTCGTTTTGAGCCAACTGTAGACGTATTGCATCGCATCTTTCGGTGTCAGCTTGTAGTTCCTTCTGTGCCTCTTCGCAATGAACCTCTGCAATTGCTATGTCTTTATCATAGTCTACGTCACCAATACGTCGTAGGACAGCTTTTAAGTCAGAAGAGTCTTCTTTTGCCAGCTTAAACTTCTTCTCAAAGATCTCTAAATCCAAGAACTTAGCAAGGATCTCCTTTCGTTTTGTAGACCCTTCCTTGATAAAGCTTAAGGAATCAAGCTGGCTAGCCATTGACGTCAGCAAAAAGTCTTCAATCGTGCCAAACTGCTTGCGAATGTTGGCATCAGTTTCGTTACGGGTTGTGCCGTTAAGACTCAAATCACTGTCCTGTGTAAAGTCCAAGAATGTTCTGGCCTCATTAGTTTCCACACCCTTGAGGCGCTTTACATACTTCTCTGACTTCCTCTCAATGGTATAAGTCTTCTCGCCAATCTGAAGCTCTATCGTACCACTACAGTTCTTTTTGTTTTGATTGATGATGTTATAGTTCTTGCGCTCGTTCTTTGACGTTGTATTGAACATAGTGTAAAGCATTCCATCAATAACAGATGACTTGCCTGAATAGTTCTTTCCAAAGATCCCGACAATACCGTTGAGATTTGTAAAGTCAAGAGTGTTGTCTTCACCGTAGTTGAACAGATTGTCCCACTCAAAGCGGTTGATATTCCAGTTTACGTTTCTCGCAATGTCTTCGTTCTCTTCAATATGAGAGTTATACTTGCGGTTTAGTTCGTAAACTTTCTGTAAGACAGCCTCAGAAGGCTCGTAATCTTGTAGATACTCACGAATATGCTCTTCCTGAACTGCTACATCTCGTAAGTTCTCAATCTTGAAGTTCTTTCCAAGACTAATATCACCTCTTTCGCCTGCTGCTCTGTTTAGGAACGAGATTGATTCCGGCTTGAAACGAGACTTTGCGACCTCAACAGCCTTGCGCATTACGTCCAGAGGCAGATTGTTGTTACTTACAAGACGCAGACGCGCACCAGAAGGAATATTTGTGCCCTTCGGCATCCGACCCTTTGGTGTTAGTTCAATAGTAACGAAAGGCTTGGGGTTTAAAAGAACGTGATGTTTGACAGTAAAGTCATCTTTACTACGAATTTCCCAAGTTAAGAATCCTTTATCATTAGTTTCGCCGTGGTTCTGCTGGACGGTTGAGCCTGGATAAATCGCGAGGCATTGTGCTTTTCTAATCTTGTTTTCTTCTACTATCTCCCAACCGTCTTCAAGGTATTTATCAAGATCTTTTTCATCAACGATTTCTTCTTTCCATTTTGACTGAACTACCTGATTTGTTTTGTGGATGTCTCCAAGCATCGCATAATCGTGACCAGCAAACACCCCAATGTCGTGATCGCCGTGATCCATTACCCAGCCAACGTCAGTTGAGACACCACCAATAGCACCGTGATACAAAGCAATATTGATGCGTGTTGGATCGCTTGGAGCAACCCAGTTCTCCTCATCAAATACAGACAGCACATTGAGCGCGAGATCGGGCTCTAAGATCGTTTCACCAGCATCTTTGAGTAGGTGAAGGTTAGGGAGGTTCAAAGCGCTTACAATGGGCGACAGAGCGTCCTGACGGCTGCTGTTCTTTAGGTTTCCGTCGTGGTTTCCAAGCAGAACATAAGTTGGTGCGATTGCTTCAAGATTTCTAAAAAAATCTGAGCACAACTCAACGAACTCCGGAGAGATTTGTGTTTTTGTGTGGGCAATATCACCAGTATGAACAATGTAGTCCACATTTTCCTCACGAAGTTTTTGATAAAGTTGCTCAAAAACAACACGATATTCGTAGTGGTATTTTAGATTTTTGATGTGGGTATCACTAATATGTCCAAATTTGTATCCCAAGATTTACTCCCAATAAAAAACTCTACCGTCAGTATATACCAACGGTAGAGTTAGTCAAGTGTTATTTTAGATTATAAAGGACTTTGATCTCGTGGATCATCACCGATCTGTGGAAGCATATCTGAGTCGCCCGTTGGAGCATACATCTTATCAGAAAGAATATGGCGAAGTGTAGCAACCATCGACGCATCCAAATCTGTAGCAAGATCTTCCAACTCGGCGCGGGTCATATTACCCAGAGCTTCCCGGGCTCTGATAAGAGTAAGAAGACGTCCTTCCGGAGAGTCGAATGCTCGGTCACGGTCAACAGTCTCTTCATCCTCTGGCTGAGGAATGTCTTCAATGCCTGCGCCTAGGCGGTCAGCACCGAGCATAGCGTCTTCCTCTTCGTTGATGAACTTTTTAAAGTTTTCCATTATAAGTTTCATTTTTATGTTTCCTTCTTACACCGACATAGCGAGCGTCAGAAGTAAATAGTTGTCTGATGTGATAAGGGTCGCTTTGTTCAAACATTTCTGGAAGTTGTCTTTTGACATTGACCCAACATCTTCGTTCTCTCCGATGTTTACTTTCCAAACTTCAATATCAAAATCCAACAAAGTTTTGATGATCTCCAACTCTTTCTTTCTTGCGTCAGGATCCAAAGCGATATAAACGCCTGCATCTTTCTTAACAATCTTTTGCAGAAGAGCAGAGTTTTGATTTAGTGTGGATCCAAGAAGAGGTACAGAATTACGACCGGCAACCACAGCATCAAACACCCCCTCCACCAAAATAATGTCCGAACTCCAATCCACAAACAAATCGTTGAATATAATGTTCTTGCTTGCTGGCGGGTTCTTATACTTTGGATACGCTTTTCTATCATAGGACCGAGAAACAAAGTAGTTCAAATCGCCTTCATCATCAAACGAAGGAATGACGATACGATTTTCATACTCTCCTTTGCTACAATAGCCCATCTTCCACCAAACAATATCTTGCTTTGTGATACCGCGCTTTCGCAGATAGTTTCGGGCAGCAAATCCGGTAGGTGGAATATCTTTATTCGCCAAAGACACAAAGCCTTCGGGCATATCAAGTATTTGTTTTTCTTCTACTTTCTCGGCAAAAAGATCTTCAAGCTTCTCATAATCAACGGTGCCTGTGATATCACGCCATTGAGACTTGTGATTGTGGGTTCCATACTTCCGTATTATCCTGTAAAGATTTTTACCTCGTGTATCGCACGTCCAACATTTGAAATATCCCTTATCAAGGTTGATAGACATTTTCTTTTTATGATGATTACAATAAGGGCAGTGAAAAAGAAACTCATTGTTTGAGCGATAAGGTGCTCCGAGAACATTAGTTAGGATTTTGAGCTTCTTGTCTTTCATTTATATACCCCGCTTTTGCTATCACGTAACTGTCGGCGCGGTCAGCATAACCGGGCTTTGGATTACCGTGACGGGTATACTCTACAGTAAAGTCTTCCACGTTGTCAATAACAAACTTCATAACGACTTCTTTCGCTTTCTGGCCCTTGGGAACTTTGATGCCGACCAACTTTCTAGCAGATATGGCTGCGAGATATTGAGGTTGTAAGCCAAAGATCTTATAACATTGCCAAGAAACTATACCATTGATCTTTGATAAAAGCGAAAGCGTTTGTGCTGATGAGAACCCTGAACGAAATGATTGAAGCGATTGCTCTACGTAAACTTTGCTTATATGAAAACGATGTGAGATATAATCAAGTTTCTTCTCAATCATTTCGGCTTTCTTAAAGAAGTTCTTTTCTTTGCGCATATCAACATGATCGCAGTAAAGAATGTCGCCAGTTTCGGGGTCCAATATTGTTAAGCCAGTAATACTGGTTGAGATGTCAAGTCCTAAAATCATATCCGAATAATATCAGATGTCAAGCTTGATCTTAAATGTGAAATCTCGCTCTACAGTTTTCTTTACTGGTGTTGCGACCTTAGCAATGCCGATAAGGTTTTTGTCTTCATCGTAGATACCGATCTTTGAGATGTATGTTGTTTTCTCGAATGATCCGGTTGGGTCAGCGTAAGCGGAGCTAACGACGTTTTTAACTTTTCTTGTCGCCAATTCCAAATAAGCTTGAGAACTTGTGGCCGCGTAGTTGCCTGCTCCGTACTCTAAATACGTTGGGTTGTTTGAATGGTTCAGATCACCCTTCTGTGCTGTCGCAAACATAGTTAGTGTTTGGGTGTAGGATGTGCCACTCAGCTGCATGATATAAGATGAACTCGGAGCTGTGATAGACCCAGAAATTGATTGAGCAAAATATACCCACTTCGGATTATCGTTCCCTGGTAGGTAAGCATCACTGCTTCCGTTTAAGTTTTCTGAACCTGTTAAGATCAGTATTCCCTCAGAATATAAAGCCAGCCCTATAGCGCTGCCTGAGCCCACACCATATGTAGAATACAGAACTCCATCTCTGTTTGTGTCCTGTGCTCTTCCGATCAAGGTCCCGGTGAAGTAATATTCAAGGTTAATTGATCCTTTCTTAATCTGCGAACCATAAAATACAGTCGGTATATTTACTAATCCAACTTCTGCTGTATCGAGATCTCTTTGGTACAAAGAAGAGGAATAAGCAAAGTGCGGATTTACATAATTGTAGTGATTGATGGTGTTTTTGAGAGCACGAAGATGAGAAACGTAACCATCCGTTAACGTTGAGACCGTTCCTATTCTAGGCGTTGCAGTATCGTAATATTCTTTTGCTATACTTGATGTGTAGGGGTAAGAGCTTGCCAGAACATCGCCATAGGATGCCGAATTAAAAGAAGGTTCTGTAGATGTTCTAAAATCTATTCTTGTGCCATTCTTGACCACAAAAGGAAAAATTAAGCCATTGTCATTGACTTGCCCAATGGATCTCCCCGTAGAAGAAGAAACTCTATCAATGTTTAATTCGTATAACGATACATTTCCGGCATCTGTTAACCTGATGGGATTAGCAAATGCACCGGATATGTTAGGGGTGTTATTGTAATACGCAGAGCCAGAGTAAACTACAAATTTAACGCTTGGATAAGTCTTTAAAGTATTTTTGAATACTTCATTTCGTTTAAACTTGTAGTAAGGCATAACATAACCGTTTAACCACTTTAGTAATCAAGTCTTACTCTGATTGTAAACTCGGTGCTTGGATCTTTCTTGAGAGGCTCGGACAACTTCGCGACCGCAAGCAACTCGTTGTCTGGCGAGTAAAGACCAACCGAAGTCACATAAGATACTGGAAGATCCTGTGAGTTTGTCTTAACAACCATCTTACTTGATGAAAGATAAGTTTGGTTTGCAGAGTAATTGAAATCAGTGTTGTTCGCTCTGCAGAAGTAAACTGTGGAGTTTAGTTCGGTTGTATTGTTGAAAGACACATTCTGAACTCTATGGCGAATACCATCAGCGTTACCAGAGATTGCGGTGCCGCTCAAGAACTGATCGATTCCACTTGGGTTTGCTGTACTCATGCTTACCGGAGTTGTTAATAGTGAACTAAATACAGAAGCTGTCACTACAGCTATGCCTGCTTGGTAGTAAAGCAAGCCAGCCGGTACTCTACCAGAACCGTCTACTGCAGAGGCTGTCAACGCAGAGCCAGTAGCATATAGGATACCATATTCGCCTGCAGGGGAATTTACTTTGTAACCGTTCGAGCCACTGGAGTCAACCAAGTCGATCGTTGTTCCGCCACCAAACGGAGTGCCATAGGCACCGCTGACACCCAATGTTAGTGTAAACGAACCTTTCTTGATCTCGTCCTTAACAAGAAGTCTTGTAAAGTTAAAGAAATAAGCTTCATTTATCTTTGTTCCGCCAGACAAATCACCGTCTTCATCAAAGCGACGGACGGCGCCGTTCTCATCAAATCCAACTAGAACCTGTGCCATCTGATTGTAGATATTAATCTTTTTAGCATTCTGCGTAGATGTGGCGCCGGAAAGACCAGAGACTGCGGCATAACCACAAGTTAAATCAATAATGTGGTTTGCTGAAGAGCTTAAGTAAGGATAATCGTAAACCGACTGGAACATACCATGAGCGAAGTTTTTGATGTTTCCATCTGCATAAGTGCCTGATAGTATAGATCCAGTGATTGGAATCGCTTCATGGAGGAGGTTCCTCGTAACAACGGAATCTCTTGATGATTCTAATTCTTTAAATGAAGTTGCCATTATAATATCCTTTTATTAACTAGTCTTCTTAACAAATCTTACTGGAACATCCAGAGTGTAGCCCGTAGAAACACCCGAGATTCTTACTGTTGAATCAATAAATCTGTAGTTTGCAGCCAGCAAAGTATTGGTGCCACTAGTGATGTTAGAGGTTCCGGCAGAACCTAACTGATTGAATAAGAATGTACTTGTTCTTAAGTCTAATGATGCCGCAATCTTAAATTGAACTCTAGTTCCTAGAGGTCCGTTTATGGATGATGCTGCGCCGGCGCCCGGAGAACTGATGATTCCCGTATCATCGTTTGAAGAAAAGATGTAAGTTGCGATGTTATCATCATCTATAGAAGAAGGCTGAATTCTGGCGTTCTGCCCTTCAGTCTGACTGCCTCTACTTCGTAGTTGTCCAAGTCGGTTGTCGATCTGAACAAAATATTGTGTCTCTACAAGAGTGGAGTCAATATCTGCTAGCGTCTGCTGATTGCTTACCTCTGTCGTATCCAGTCCCTGGTCCGCTGCTACGTAACGGGCGCCTTGGGTTGGCTCATAGCCATTTAAGATACCATTAGCTAGAGAGGAACCGTTTGTTGGAGTTAAAGCGTCAACCGTGGTTTCATCAACCAAAACAACATAAGAGTTTAGTCCGGACAAGAAAGGCTGTAGATCTGTGTTGGTCAATATAACCGGCAAGTAAAGAAGGTCACTTCTAGAATAAGAAAGCAATCGGGACTTCATGCTTGACATGTTATTGGTGAATGATTCCAAAACAGGAGTTTGTAGAATGTTTAGATCGTAGTAAGATGAGCCACTTGGATGGTTTTTATCGTATAGACCGTAATCTATCTCATCATCTCCTAAAGCAAACTTTGTAATTTTAAATCTGCCATTTCCTTCTGCTAGGCGCTTTCTACCTAAATCGGTTAAAACAGCGTCTAAAATAATATCACCTGAATTGTCTAAGAATCCCATACTATTGTCCTCTTCATATAAATAGTGTTAAAATTTGTTATTAACTTGGATTTGTAACCCCTGAATTTTTGAAGGTAATATTTAAATCCATTTTCCTGCCGGTCTTTTTGCTTGTAACTCTAATTTTAAACTTTTCCTGCCAGCATTTACTTTCAGCAACTCCCAACAAACTGTCCTGCGGTATTTCGTCTAAATCTGATGGAGCCGGTATTGTTGTGTTTGGATCCAAAGCAACTTGTTGGAAACTTGGCTCTATGTAAATAAATCTTCTGCCCTGCTTGATGTAAGTTGGCTTTTCCTGTTTAAAAGTAAATACCTGCTGTCTTAAATAGATTTGACCTTCGTTATTAAACATCTCTATCTCAAAAATATAAGTTGGGTTAGAGATATTCCCATGAACGTCTACAGATCTAGCGCAGTAATAATACTTTCTATTTGGAATAATGATATCTTCAAAATAGCCTGGAGTGCCAA